AGACGGGGGGTTAACCTGCATGATAAAACCGCTGAAATTTAGGCGGCATACGCGTCCCGTAGGGAGGCTATCATGTTGCATGGCTGAAGCTACGAAATAAAGCTGAAGCCAACTACTCACGGCTTGGCCGTGGCTCTTTGGCACACGATAAACGCGTGCCTATCGTGCCTCACTCCAGGGGAGGTCACTTGGCTGGAGTGCCAAGTGCCCTTTCCAAAGAGCTTTGGGTGCGAAAGCATTTTGCTAAGAGCGGTGGCGAAGTCCCAAAGGGAGACATCGCCATGTCGATCGCACTGGTTCCGTACGGGGTGAAAACCTCGGGCGGCAATGAATACGAAGACCGAGAGTACCATTATAACAAGTACTGTCCGAGTCTTCGCAGCACCACGTCCGATATTGTCGGCGTAAACCAAGACAAATGGGAGGGTGAAATAATCCCGAACCACTTGGAACGTCGTCGTCGGGGGGAGTTGTTGCCTTATACGAATTGGTCTCACCAGACCGAAACTGGCAACTTTTCCTCTTCGTACTGGATTCAATGGAAAACCGGAACAGTCTGTGGGGGTAGTGGTTATCCTCAAGGTTGGACCATAGGAGGTGATCCCTTCTACTTTCCGAGAATCACAGAAGCAGAACTGGACCTCTGGTTAGAGGAACAGGACGTCAATCTGGACGCTCTTGTGGTGAAAGCCGCAAGTGACTGCTATGCGAAGGGTGTTGACATGCTAACATTCCTTGTCGAGTTAAGGAAACTCGAGCCCGACTTAATCCGTCTCGCCGAGCGTGCAAAACGTCTTAAACCCCGTGGTAACACGGGTACGGTAGAAGCATCGTTCGGTTGGGGCCCGTTAATTCGGGATGTGGTAGATATTGTAACGGAGTTAAACTCCGCAGGCAGTATACCTCCTAGGTTTGTTACTGGGCGTAGTGGCGTGTCGATTACGTCGGAGGACGTAGTCAGCATCGTATCACCCACTTCGGGTGTGTTTTATACCGCTACGTGGACAGGGAACACCGTGATAACGGCCTCCTTTCGGGGGAGCTGTTGTGCGCGGTTTGCGCCTAATCGTTTTCGGTGTAATCCGATAACGACGGCGTGGGAACTTATTCCCTGGTCGTGGCTGGTCGACTATATTATAGGAGTCGGCAGCTATCTGGAACAGCAATCATTGATGGCGGTATCTACTGCAATGACGACCTCTCATGGTTGGAAGTTGCACGTAATCCGTCAGGCCGACCTAAGCGTTGTCTGGCACCAAGGATATACCGGGACCATCGAAGGTCACGGCGTACACCAGGTAACCAGAAAACTTAGGAAGCGAGTCGATCCACCTAAATTCCCTCAAATCAGTGTGAGGGCGACGGACCTAAATTTGCTTCGGCTCTTGACGGATATAATGGTTCGGTGAACCAATCCGGAATTGAGTCAAGTCTTGGGTTCTTCTCTCCTCATAAAACTTATCCTAGATTGGAGAAAGTAACATGGCTGGTATGACTACCACGCTTAAGCTACAGTCCAGAAACGGACACAACAGCACTTACACGGTTCCGGCGGTGCACACGGCGGTTTCGCCGAAGCTCGTTATTCAGAAGCGGAAAGTGCCTTCGGGTAATCAGCGTATCTTGGAAGATACCATCAGCGTCGTAGACGCAACCGAAGATGCGAATGACGTCATCCTCGACGTCAAGGACTCCATCACAGTCGTTCTCCGCCGTGACAAACACGGGAAATCGGCGAACTGGGCCGCCACTCTGGCTCGTTTCCGCGACGTAGTCGCGGGCGATGAGTTCGGAGCGGTCGCTACTTCTCAGCTTCAAGTTAAGCTTGCCCAAAATCGGGCGCTTCTTGGTCAAATAGCTGCGAAAAAGAAAAACAAGCGTACAGCTGCTGAAGTTACCAAGTTAGGTAAAGCGCTGCGCACAATTGGAATGGCAGGCGGCGGCGTCGTAGGAGGTTATCTCGGTAACCCCGCTTTCGGCGCCAATGCAGGGAAAGGTATTGGAGCATTGGTTTCCAAGTGGCTGGGTCAGGGAGATTATACTGTTGTTGAGAACAGTATTGTTAAGGCCACGTCACGCGGTTCGGACTCTGTTCCGATGATGCACCGAACGAACCAATCTATTACGATCCGGCATAAGGAATTTGTTTCCCAACTTACCGGGTCTACTGGATTTTCAGTTCGTCGTGTGCTCCCAATCAATCCTGGATTGAACCAATCCTTCCCATGGCTTGCTTCTCTAGCTGCTAAGTTTGAACAATATCGTATTAAAGGATTAGTGTACCACTATGTGCCAACTTCTGGGTTGGCCGTGTCATCTACAAATCCGGCGATCGGTTCTGTGATGATGCAAACATCCTACCGGTCGGCCCGAGATCCCACTACCATCCAACCTACTTCAAAGGTCGAGATGCTAAACGAATATTGGGCTTGCGAAGCTGCACCGAACGAAGCTTTTTGTCATCCCATCGAGTGTTCTCCATCAGAAAACCCATTTGCCATCCACTACGTCCGCACATCTGAAGTTCCGTCAGACGACTCTGTGTTGATGTATGATCTTGGCGCCACCTTTATTGCGACATCCGGCATGCCTGCGGATGGTAATGTGGTTGGTGATTTGTGGGCTACGTATGAAATCGAATTTCTCAAACCGTTGGTTTCGAATCCTGTTGTTGACTTACACCTTGACGGCTATGCTCAAACATCTACGACTGGTTCAACCTCATCCTCTTTCTTTGGATCTACCCCTATAAACAGCACAGGGTCCCTTAAGTTTACTCTCTCTGGCAAGACGATTACTTTTGCGGTCGGAACCTTGGGTTCCTTCCAACTTGTGTTTGCTTTACACGGGGCTCCAACTGGTTCAGGATTCATGGTTAATGGTGTCAGTTATAGTGGTTGTTCCTCCATCAAATTGATCGATCAACCTTCGCTCGGGTGGGAATCTGTTTATGCCGCGATTGATCGCGACCAGTTCCTTGCTCAGGCACGGATTTTGATTACCGATCCAAACGTCCCCGCTTCTATCACCCTTAGTTCTAGTGCTCAATGGACGGACTGTCACTATGTGGTCACCGTCACGTCCATTTAAAACACACTCGTGTTTCTCTTTTGAAGAAGGTTGCGGGAACCTTCTGAAAATTTTCCCGCATTCCGGAGTGTTATCCGGAAAATGGCTGCAATTTTGCGCCACGGCTGCGACTTTACGCGCCAACGTTTCTCTGCAATTACTTCGTTGCTGAGGACGCCCCGTTCAATTGATAAGGC